CAGAGAATCATCCAAACTGCCCCGTTAGGGACAGTGACAGCGATTGAGTTTTGGATCGTGACCGGACCAACGCTCAACCCATTGTAATTAGCAGTCAGCGTGTAATTACTACTGATGGCCTGCTGATTCTCAAGGATTACACCTGTTGCACCAGCAGCAGCATTTTGCCAACTAACCGCTCCAGAAGCCCCGCCACTGGTTAAAACTTGGCCACTGGTTCCGTAGTTTGCTCCGGCAACGCCTATTTGACCAGCAGGTCCGACACGGATTCGCTCTGAGCCTTCAGTCGTAACTTTGAAGTGACCGTCAGAACCTGTATCAATAACCTCAGCTTCTGTGTTCCCTTCCGTGATCTTGTCTCCTGCCCCTGCAGTTCCGCTAGACGCAGCAGTAATACGACCCTGCTGATCAACCGTCAGGCTCGTAAGCGTGTAAGACCCTGGGGTTACTGAAGTGTCAGCGAGCTTTGCTGCAGTGACAGCGTCATCAAGAATTTTTGGTGTTGTAACAGCGTCGTTAGCAAGCTTTGCTGCAGTGACATTGGCATCAGCAACCTTTGCTGTAGTAACACTCCCGTCAGCAAGCTTTGCTGTTGTGATGCTGCCGTCAGCAATTGTGACGCTTGACGTTAGGTTGGCAACCGTGACCTTCTTGGTCTGATCGTTGAGCGTGTCAACAATCGGCAGCACATCAGAACTCTGAGGCGAGGTCAGCTCGGTCAGGTCAGTGATCTTTGCGTTTGCCATGACCTCTCAACCTCCCGCTAATGCTACCGCCATCACGACCACGTCGAAATAGCAACCCGTTTCCAAGTATTGGTGGCAGTACAGATATAAATGTAATTCCCGTCCCATGCCACCTCGCCTGCCGTACCAGTAGCAGTCGCTGATGATGGCGTGTGCGTTGGCAAAATTGGCCGACTGCCAAGAGTAACGTTTGCTGCTGTGATCGCAGCCATACTCGTCAACGTGCCAGCAGACTGCACCTTGAAATCAAGCTTGCCGCCTTCAGTCGTGTCACTGGCATCAACAATGCTGGCTGAAATACTGCCGAACAGAATTTGCTCTGGGGTCGAAGCGTCGTTGTTGCCTTGGAAGTTGATGCTGCTTAAGACGTCTGCGTCTTGACCAGAAGCGCTGCTGCCTCTGTGGTGATACAGCGTGATGTCAGCAGCACTGACACTGACCGCTTCTGCTGACTCGATAAACAAACCAGTGTTTGCAATCGATTCTGTGATGTGAAGCGGATGTGCAGGGTTGGTTTGACCAATACCGACCTTGTCGCTCTTAATACTCAGACGTGCCGCTGTTGTGCCAGCAGCTGCTGTCATCAACTGCAGCGTGCCGTCCTCACTCCCATCAGTTGTGTCAACAACCTTGCTAACGATCTGCCCATAAGCAACGTCCTCGCTGGCTGCATTGCGACCGCGGAACTCAAGATTGCCAAGATTGTCGTCGGCGGCAGGTGATGCGGAGTTGCGATATAAAACCACATCAGGTGCTGTATCCAAGCCAGCATCAGCATTTTCGACAATGACTTGATCGGTCGTGTCAGTGCTAAAAAGATGCAGCTGTGCAGCGGCAGTACCATCACCTACCTGGAACCCAGAGGTGGTGAACTTTGCAACAAACGCATCGTTAGCGCTGACGGCAATCTCATTGGCACCACTTCGGTAAAAACCAGTTAGGTTAACATCGCTCAAAAAACCTATTGATGGTGCAGTGACTGATCCATTAGGCGCAGTCTTGTGCAGCGTGCCAAAAGAAAACTGTTTGTTCTTGTCAGCGTTGTCAGCCTCGCTGACGTCAACGACAACAAACAAGTCATTAGTGTCTGGAGCAGTTAAGGCCGCTAACTGCGAAATTTTTCTGTCAGCCATCAGCCAGCCTCCAAGGCTGCAACACGAGTCTCAAGCGTTTCGATCTTAGCAATAGCTTCTTTCAAAGCTGCTGTAAGCAGCGGAACTAAGCCTTGCGGATTGATTGACTGCTCTTCAATCTCACCTTTGCTGTTTACAGCGTCCTTGCCAAGGCCGTAGAGCATTTCAGGAACAATTTCACCAATCTCATGGGCTAAAAACCCGTCTTGCGCTTGGTTTGTCTCGTCCGCTATGTAATTGAATCTAATAGGTCTTGCGAGCTTAATCCTGTCAATCGCACCCGTCAGATCTGCAACGTTTTCTTTGAGGCGATAATCAGAAGATTGCACAATTGCGACATTGCTGCCATTCCACTGAATGCCACCTCTAAACGTGCCATTAGTGTTGAAGTTTAGGAACTTGCCAGCGTTTGCATCGTTTGATCCATAGCTCCCCATTTTGTTGAGAGTTAGCGGGCGCTCTCCATCAGAGGTGCCAATATGAACAGGTCCATCGTCCTGAATTGAAACTCCTTTTACTGTGGCTTTGTTTGCATTCGTGCCATTAGTAGGAGCTACTGTTGTTGTTTGATTAGCGCAAGGGCCGAACGTGAATGCAGTCGTTTGACCATCTAGCGTTCTTCCCCAAACAGAGTGCTTGATTCCGTCACGTATAAACGCCAGCGATCCATACGTGCTGTCGTAACGAAGACCTACATCAGTATTAGAGCTGAAAAACAATCCAGGAGACGAGTCAGTACCATCCGGAAGAATTGTCCTGCCATCAAGCGTCCTTAGACTGACGTACCCGTTATTGCTGGAATTTCTAAGCTTTAAAAGGTTGGCGCTTGTATCAGCCCAAGACTGATATGCGTAAGTTGTAGAAGGTGCCGTTGTTCCGCTGTGATTTGTAAAAGCAGCCGCTAGCTGCGCGTTGATGTCAGCCCTTACAGCCGAGCCACTACCGTTTGCAACAACGCCGTCTGCTTGAGCCATCAGGAAGCCTCGCGTGTGCCATATCCCACCGCAGTATAACTGAACCGTCGATTTATCAACTCATCACCATCAAACGTGCCTTTAAAGGTGATGTTAAAGCCAGTGGCCGTTGGCTCAGACATTACAAAGAAATCCTCGGGCTCCATGTCTAAGGCAGTTATGCCAACAGAAACGCTGGTGTTGCCGTCAACGTAAAACGCCTTATCAAACGTCACGGCCTTCGTGCCTATGCCGGACTGCATGATCGCACTGTTTTCTGTTCGCCGCTCAATCTGAAAAGTCACTCCTAGCTCATCGACGATTGGCGTTTGATCATTACGCTCAGACGTAAGAACAGCCTTAAATTGGAAAGACCTACCGACAAAAGAATTGTTTTCAAGCGGTATCCAGTCTTCAAACACTAAATCAGACTCTTGCCGTATGTCAGCAGCATCCTCGTACTGCAGCTTATCGCCGTCTTCGTTGACGATTTCTCCTAGCTCATCTGCATTGTCAGACTTCCGAAAATAGACCTGAGCGTTTGTGTCATCAGGGATGTCACCATCGAAATCAGACCAGATGTCAATGTTTTCAGTCCTGTCATCAATTAAATCGCTTAAATATAAACCACGCTCTGATAGGACTCGCTGCATCCTTACACTGTATTTGGCCCCTAAATCAACAGTATTGAAAAAGAAGTATTCACCGCTTAAAACCTGCGCTCCAATAAAATCAAAGCTTGTCAGAGCGTCTACGCTTGGCACAAGGTCGAAATCCCCATCACCGCTTAGTACCAACCCATCGTAAGTGTCGTCGTAATAAACATTGCTCGATTGTCCAGCAAACGCACCGTAGTCTGCGTCTTCCCTAAAAATTTCATAGTTAAGCCTAGGAATAGGGTCAGGCACATTGATAACTGCGCTGACTGCAGAAGTGCTTCTTTGCCCTTGCTCGTTTTCAAACTTGATTAAGTACTCGCCATTCAAAAGCGGCAAGACAACTGAAGTGGTTCTAGCTTCAACCTTTCGCAACAGCGTGCTGTTCTGCCAACTGCCTGAGCCATCAGTTTTTGAAGAGTGCTTAATCATCGCGACAAAGCTCTCAATCTTTTGACCACTAGCTGTCGGTGACCATCGCAAAATGACTTGGTCAACACCAAATACTTCAATCTCTACCTCTTCTGGGTTAGGAGGCAATACAAGTACAGGCTTATCGTCAACGTCATCACTGAAACCACCAACCGGAATCTCTCGGCTTACGCTTGCGAACTCTGACAAGGTATTGTTTGGTGGCAAGCCAACAGCCTGCACCTCAGCAAAAAGAATCTTGCCCGGCAGTAAATTGCCTTGAATAACTACTGAGTTGTCGTTAGTGCTGACATACCTGAAGTTTCCACCCTCGCCAATCTTGTATCGGACCTTGAAGCCAGATACAGCTACGGTCGATCCACGCTCCCAAGCAAACGTAATCTGGTTTGTAGTATTCCTGCCATCATCAATTTGCTGAGCCCTTAACTGAAGATTAACGGGCGCTGCTGGCTTGCCAGTAATTGTAGAAACACTTGCAAAACTTAGTGACGCGTCATTTTGTTCAACAATGTTGTAGATCGTGTCGACATGTCTGACACCGACGATTGTGTAGACACCGCCTTCACCTTCTCCAACAGACAAACAGCGATATTTACGCAAAACGTTTGAATCGTTTTTGATTGCGTACAACGCATTGTCAGGTGGCACTTGCGTGAAGTTAGAACTCAGCGTGACTCTGGTCCCACTAACGCCAGAAATGTCCCGCGTCTCGACGCTGCCGTCTTTCATTACGACTGACAGCTTGTTGTTTGAGCCAGAAGGTAACGTTGCTGTTTGGTCTAAATCCACAAAACCAACGCGTGCTCCAACAATGCGACCAGCTAAACGAGTACCAATGCGCATCTCATCTGACACCTCAAACACTTGACCAGGCAATACGTTTAAGCCTTCTAAGCCAACAGAAAACGTAACTGTGTCATCATGCAGTTTCTCCGACTGCATAATCCATTTGCCCATCCGTTGAGCTTGAAACTTAGAAGTACAGCCAAAAGCAACAACACTTTTTTCTTGCACGCCATATTTTTCAATGAGCGCTCTGTCCTCAATACAAACAAAATTAGGCTTATAGAAATCGTCAGGGTCGTTGTAACGGACACGAACGCGTGTGCTCCGCGTTTTTAACGATGAACCGCTGTAGGTAAAGCTGCCATCAACCACGTTTGAATTGCTAAAAACATGGATGACACTGGCAGACACACCGCCATGGTCAGCGGCAATCTGTACGTTGTCAGCCTTCCAGAAGATCATCCCACGAAAGACACTTGCCATGTCTTGCAAAACGTTATATGCCTCTGCTTGCGTGCCAATAACAGTGTTGACAGCAAAGCGTGCTTCCTGTGAACCGTCTGAGTTAGTCACAAGATCGTTGCAATATTTAGACACCTCAATTAGATCTACCCAGTTAAGATTCGACGCTTCTATAAAGTCACCAGCCCCGTAGCGACTATTGGTTAGCAAATCGTAGAAACAACAAACAGGGCAAGTCGTGTAAAACTTGCCAGACTTGAGACTGCCATCAAAAGGCTTCAAATCGCTATATTCAAGCCTACCGTCAGGCAACGCTTCAGCGTTAGACGGAATGCTTACTTTTTTGCCCTTAATATCATAACTCCGTGCGGGCAACGTGCTGTACTCTTCGGAATCAAGACTAAGAAAAGCAAGCGCAGTATGAGGATATGTAGCTCTGATGTCTGTACCAACAATAATGCTGGTCCACTGAAAATCATTGGCGCGAGCATTTTTTAAAGGCGTGTCTTGAGGCAGGTCTTGTAGATCAGTTTCTCTTATTTCAAAACTTCTTTCTTTGTCTTTGAAATCAACCTTGCGCACACGTATTTTGTAACTACCGCTTTTGTTGCCTTGTGCGTCTGCAAGTTTTATTCTTGGAGTTTTGAATTGAAACGGAGAGGTTGATACTCCTTTAATAACATTTTTATTGGCTATCACGTCAGGCGCATCAACACCTGGCATGTCTACAACCTGAAAACCGTTGCCTCTGTCAATAGCAACTTGAAATTTTATCCTGCCAAAAAAGTATTGTCCACGCGCCAATCCTTCAACAGCTTGACAGTACAGACGTGGCACCGTAAACACAAGCTGCACAAAATCGGCGTCAAGGTCTCGTATTTGTCGCGTTACCTGACCTGGACCGTAGTCCCTAAAAATAACTTTGTTGTCGTCATCAACTTTTTCTGTATAGGACGTACCAACGGATACACCAACAGGTTCGATGTTTGTCTGAACATCGCTTAGCAACGAATCAGCAAACGACGGTTGCCGCTGCACTCCATGCCGCTGCTCAATTAATACTGTTGGCGGCTGGTCGTTTTGACCATTAAACTGCGCCCCAGTTACTAGAGTTTCATTGAGAAAGACGGCTTTCCGAAAATGCGCTAAGCCTTCAATCGGCCCTTCACAGAGCGCATCAATGAGCTTGATATTAGTCTTTGAATTAAGTGCCATGAGATCTAGAGAAGGTTGTAGCCATAACCGTTGATTGTGAACGTAGCTTGATCGTGGACAGCTACGTCTATCAGTTCGACCTTAAGATCTAAATCCTCTCCAGACTTGCCTTCTACCTTAGGCATCTCAAGTCGGTGGCCAACACGAAAAGGCTGCGTTTCATTAGTCAAGCCCTGCAAGCTGACCTCAGCAACAGCAACGGCCGTATCAGGCATTCCAGTCGTAATTTCAGCTGTGATCTTGTACCTGATATAACCGTCAATCTTTGTTGTGCCGCGCTTGCCAGCAAAATCGTACAAACCATTTTTGACTTCTAAAATTACGTCAAGTTTTTTGCGACGGTCATCGTTCTTGTACTGCAAAGCATTTACTGACGTTTTATTAGTGTCGTATTCAGCACCTTCTTCAAGCGGTGCAGTAAATGTGTGATTTATACGAACACGCTTCCTACGAGCTGAGTCTGTGCTTTTGATAGCTTCTGGATTCCGTCGGCTATCTAAACCGCCACAGTCTTCTAACTTGTTTGTAAGCTCCTCGCCGTTTACCTTCAAGTTTTTTGGTGTGGGCTCTTGAGTCGCTATCTTCAGCGGATCAGACTCGTCAGTAATGTCTAGATTGACCGCTACAAGATGGCTGCCAGCTATCACTCGTCCATAAATGACTGGCACTGTTGCACCAGTTCCAACCGTGTTGGCAGGGCCAGTAAACGCATACGACTGAATACCAGACGCACCACGCGAAATACCATCAGGACCTGGCCCGCGGACATTTGTGCCTTCGCCTCTGATTCTGTTAGCGCCAAGGTTGCCAAGCTGTGGCTGCGGTGAAATTAGACTTGCAGTGCCGCCAAGAACCAAGCCTGCACCGACTGCACTTATGGAAGTGCCGACAGTCGTAAGCGTTCCAGCAAGGCCTGAGGTTGCCGCTAACCCTGAAAACGTACCGGTCGTAGCGCCAGTAATTAAGCCTTGCGTTCCAAACAATCCAGCTCCAGGCAGCAAGAACGACGCAGCAATCAAACCAGCACCGGCCAAAATCTGCGTAGTAGCACCACCACCAGCACCTGATATCACAGGCACCACAAGCAATGGTTTGCTGCCGAAAGGCAGCTGTAGCTCGTCATATCCCATCGCCGCACCACCTTGAATCACCTTGTACCCAACGCCGTTATGGTGCGCTTGCACCAGCTCCTGCTTCAGCGCTGGATAGTTGATGCACAACAGTTTGATCGCATCTGCTGGCGTCTGCAGGTTGTAATATTCGTGCTGCTTGCCGTACTTCTCTCCCAGCTCACCCGCCAACAGAACTAACTGCATGACGAAAGACAGCCGCAACCCTCTTGCGATAATACTGCCGTAACGGTTCTACCGCACTGATGCTGTCCACACGCTGGTGCAGAATCTTGTCGTCGCCTAGATAAATTGCACCGTGCATTGGTGTTCTTGTGCCAAGGCGCATCACCAACAGATCGCTCTTCTGACGAGCGTCAAAGACAACAGGCTTGAATTTTAGTGACTTTGCGTAACGCAAAAAAATGCTGTCTGTCGTACCAAGATCTTCAGGTCGCGGAAAGTCTGGCAACTTAATTCCGATCAACTCATAATATTGCCGCACCAGCGTGTAGCAATCCTGTTTGCCGTACTCCCAGTGCTGACCGATTAGGGGTCGATAGTCAGCCATTGCTTGTCAGGCACGGAGTAAATGTACCAAGGCAGTCCGGTTTGGGTGCAAGCTTTACGGTCTGCTTCACTGATTGGAGTACCTTCTGGATGCGAGTGAACGACACCTTCAATGTCTCCAAAATACATAGCACGCGCATAATCAACAGGCTCTATAACAAAACTTGTATTTGGCTTGTTGGCGATGTTGCGACAAGGAAAGTAACTGCTATTGACAACCAAACCACATGATTCCTCAGGCGATTTGACGTGCGCGTGCCTTTCGGCCTCACGCTTGAATTCGTGCGCCGACAAATCCGCCAAACGGTAAATCATCTCGTAACCCAAATCTTAGACGGCAACTCGACAGCCGTTTCCCGCAAGAATCAGCAGCTTTGCGATCTGCAAGTGTTCCGCCTGCGATGACTTGATCAGTCACCGTGAAGCAGGCGTCGCCTTGATAGCCGCACTCAGTGCCTTTGTACTCCCACGGGCAAAATTCTTCAATGGTGCGCCGTGGCAATGCCAGGTTTGTTAGGTCAATCTTTGGTGCCAGCTCAAACTCAACAAACTGCAGATTCTCGCTTGCGACTCGATCGATATACCAAGTCTCAACGATTTTGGCATCTGAGTCAGCAGTGTCGTTAAAGCTTTGCTCGATTAACGTGTCACCACCCTGTGTCGTTAAAAAATCTTCGACGTCTGCTTCACGCGTAAATGAGACTTGCTGATTAAAGTTTGTACTATCAATAAACTTGACAAAGGTTCGTATGCGTCTGACCTTTGCCGCAAGCAGGCTATAGGTCAACATCAACGACGTGATTGCGTTGTTGACGTTTGCAACGCGCAGTGTTGGCCGCGGCAGAGTACCTTTTGCAGAAAACTCAAAACCGTCAACCTCCACCGGTACAGCTGGATAGCTAAGGCCACCAAACTTGATTGTTTCGCTGATTCCGTTTAATCCAGCGTGATAACGCAATATATCATCTACACCATTTACAGCTTGAGTTAATTCAATTTCAAAAAGATCAATAACAGCAGTCGGCTGAAGCCTAAGCAACTCCTCTGCTAGCGGCTCAAAGGACAGCCATGTAACAGTCCCGTCTATCAGTTCAGTCGCAATTTTGAAAGGAAACGCTGGTTCTTGATTGGCAAATGTTGCGTAAACATCAGACGTACCTGAAGTGCCAGCTGTTTTACACCTAAACGCAAGCGTATTGCCCTTGCTTGGATTAGCGCGAACTACGTCACCGACTTGATACGTCCTACCAGCTGACCATGCGTGTAGTGAATATGGAAACGCCATTATTCAAACTTTTGCTCAAACGTAGCTTTTATCGTAGCCCGGTTCAAATATGGGATCGACTTGGACCACTGACGGCAAATAAATTTGCTGCTGCTACTTTCACCGGGTGGCGTGAAGTTAAAGTTTTCAACCGCACCACGCGCATCTAAGAACGCTTCGATCGTGTCCGCATCAGTCTCTGAGACCTCAAAAGTCAAGTCATAGACCTTTGGGTTTTGGTTCAGCCCAAACGTGGCACGCTGTTGGTAGCCAGAGCCAAACTCAATTGCACGCGCACGAGGCGCACTGCGCTTCTGTACGCCATAAGTCGGGCTGATTGATGGGAAGGTTGCCATTAGCTCAGTAAACCTCCAGGACGTTTTTGCTTAACCAGCTCAGCTTGCACAGCGGCACCGATAGCAGCACCAAGCGCTTTTGCGTTTGGCTCGTTGCCTTGTGCCTGCGATCCAGACGCATCGACGTTTACAACAACGTTAGCGCCACCAAAGCTGCCTGATGGTGCAATGCTGCCAGTGCGGCCTGGCGTAAATAGCTCAGGACCTTCTTCACCAACTATGTAAGAACGACCGCCAGTAACTGTGCCGCCCTTTGCCATAAGGCCACCGAAAATGCCGCCAAGAATGCCGCCACCTGGCACAAGTGTTCCAGTTAAGTTCCCAAAAAATGCAAGGTTTTGAAGCAGTTGGATCATTTGGTTAGACAAGTTTGTCAGCATGTCTGTCGCTGCATCCGCCAACGATTTAGTGCCATCTACTGCCCCACGCAAGGCACCGACAACACCATTAGCAATCGTGTCAGCTGTGTTTTGATAAATGTTCTGCAGCACTGCTGCTTCCTGCAACTCAAGCCTTCGAGCCTCTTCTTTGTTTTTTGCTATTTGCTTATCAAGCTCTAAAGCCTCTCGCTGCAACCCCTTTTGGTAAAACAGCTCGCCAGTCAGCCTTATAGCCTCATCAACAAGATGAGCATTTGCGTCTGTACGAATTGAGGCAAGTGCTGCAATATCGTTTAAAAGTTGTTGCTGACGCTCTTCTTGTTCAGTTCGTGTTCTCGCAAGCAGAACACCTTCTTTAAGTGCAGCAATTTGCTTTTTTAAACTTGCTAGCGGATCAGCCGCTGATGTTGACGTCCCTCCCTTGGTAGGCGGCTTGATTATTGATGTAGGCGGAGTCGTCGTAGTCTTTGTGGGTCTTTCAGCAGCAGCAAATAATGCTAGCTCTTGCGCTTTGTAATTTGGACCGAAATTTGGCAAGCCACGCTCACCTCTTCTCATGCGACCCAGCATCTCGCCCCGAGCTAAAAATTCCTGCTGTTCAGTTGCGAGTTTATTTGGATCACGGATGCGTTCAATTGTGCCAGCAATGCCACCCAATACTTTTGCCGCAAAGTCTCCAACTGCTTGGATAGCAGGCTTAAGATCATTGATAATATCCGCAAGTATTACAAATGACCTTGCAAGTTCAGGAATAACAGCCTCTGTCAAAGCCACTTGCACATCTTGCGTGGCGTTTTGAAACTCCTTAATCTTGGCAGCAGGTCCATCGAGAGCTTCAGTTAACTTTTCAGCGCCTTCACTTTCAATGCGTTTTAGAGCTTTAATTACAATATCGCTGGTCAACAAACCGTCTGCTGCATACTCTTTCAGCTGACCTGCTGCAACACCTGTTTCGTCAGATATAGCCTTCAGAACAAGCGGTGCTTGCTCTGCAACACTTCTAAATTCATCACCACGTAAAGCGCCAGACCCAAGCGCTTGTGACAATTGAGTAAAGGCTGCTGATGCCTCTTGTGCTGTTGCACCACCTAAAACAGCTGCTGTCCTGAAACCACTAAATGTTGACGTGATGTCTTCGAGTGATACTCCAAGAGGACGCAACCGCGCAAAAGCGTTTCCAATCGCTTGATTAGCCTCTGTCTGACTTAACTTAAACTTGTCAGCCGCTGCTGCAGCTGCCTCTTGCAACTCACTAACTTCACCGTAACTTTCAGCAAGTAGCCTTATTCGCCGCTCAGACTCAGCTCTTGCTAAACCTGCTTGCGCTGAACTAAATGCGGCGAATCCAATGGCGACTTTGGCAACGGTTACCCGCAGGCCACTCATTCGCTTGCCTAACCTGCCTGCACTACTTTCGGCATCGCGCAACGCACGTTTGGCGCGGTTGCCCATATATTGAAAGCCTTGAGCAACCTTGCGTGTAGTTTCATTTGTTTTGTCCAAGCGTTGCTGAACCGTCAACGCTTCTTTTTGGACACGACGCAAAGGATTTACTGCCTTGGCGGCTTCGACGATAAGTTCAACCGAAGCCCTTGCCATGGCTGCCCAGCAATGTTTCTATCCTACCGCCGCTTTCGTTTTGCGCGATCCATTGCCTTCTCCTCTTCCTCTCGCTTGATCTCATAATACGCAGCAAAATGCACAAGCTCCGCATCGGTCAACTCAGTGCGAAGCCTGCTTACGGTCATGCCTAGCTCGCAGGCCAGATGAAACTCAAACAGAGTCCAGCTGTCCTGCTTCAGTCGTTTTTTGCTTCCTCCATTTCAGTCTCTTCACCGAGACCAAACAAGAACAGCTCAAGCTCATTCAACACAGATTCAGGCAGCTGTCGCTGCAGTTTTGCCGCATCAGCAGCGGCAAACGCTTTGCTGCCATCCTCGAGCTCAGCCATTTGACACAGCATCTGCGTGCTGATGTCCAACGCTTCGTCAGTGTTAGCCAAGCTTTGCGCCTTCTTGCGATCTGCGCGTGTGATCGGCTTGAAGAACAGATCAACAACCTTTTTGCCGTCTGCGTTCTTCAGTTCAAATTTGCGACGCTGGTTGAGGTCGAACGCCCCAACCAGCAAATCAACAGTGCGAGCCTGAGCAGGCATTAAGTAAACAACTCAATTGCCTAAACTATAGCCCTATCACTGAAGATTAGAAGTAACGTCGCCGCTGGTGATAAAGCTACAAGTGACAATGTCAAGCTCACCAACTGTAGAAGTGACCTCCATATCAGTGATGATGCCTGCGAACTTCAGAGAATCTGTCAGCGTCGTACTGCCGGTCGTGAAAAGTTCAAAGGTTGCATCAACAGCGTCACTAGTCTTAAACACATCTTCAATCAGCTCAGGCTGATTATTTGCGTCAGGATCGTAGACAAGCTCGACAGTGCCTGATCCACTGATCAAACCGCCAACAAAGGTTCTCGACGTTGCACCATGCGCAGTGGTGTCATAAGTCTCTTTGGTAGCCGTAAAGCTCCAGCTACGAGTACCGACAACAGTTGCGAGACTGCCTCCGCCAGTCTCAAACTGAACAGATCCAGACTCGCCGCGAATAGTAGCCATGGTCAGAGTTCCTCGATGAATTCAAAGGTCACACGGACCTGAGTTTGGAAAAAGCCTTCGGGTGTTGGCGATGCCAATGCCTCTGGGCCTGTGGGAGCGTCGAAGAAAACCCCCGACACGATGGCCCTATTGTAAAGGTCTCGAATGCGTTTTCCAATGACGTAATTGGCTCCAGGGCCAACGCCCTTTGGAGAAAAGATGTTGAGCAGCAGCAAGCCGACAATGCGGTTTTGAGAGTTAGTTGTGCTGCCTTGTCCTAAATACTCGTTTGCACCAAACGTCGTTAGGCATTGCACCCAGGACGTATTTGGTGCTGGCTCGTAGGCCATGTTGTGAAAGACGACAGGCAGCGTCGGGCTGTTAGCAAGCTCCGTCGCTAAACGGCTTTCTATCGTGGCGCGGATTGCATTGAGATCTGCTGCTGCCATCAGTTCCGCCTCCTGAAGGCTTCAATAATTTTGGGCACACGTTTTGTTGCGATCTCTTTAACGATCAAATCAGGAAAGCCAGGGACAGTTGGCGGATCTTGCCTTGTGCGGTATTTGCCTCTCCATGAAGGCGGAAGGTTGGTGCCATAAAGCACGGGTTCTGCATATTCCTTGTTGTTTGTAACCGTGGCGCGAAACTTGCCAACATCCATTTGCCATGCCTCTCTTAATTGACCTGCAACATGGTTTTGAGCTGATTCCTTGAGTGGGATTGCTTTGGCTTGACCAGGCACTCTATAAAATTCAGGCATTGAATCTATTTCGTCTTGCGTATAATTTATAAATTCTGGCGTTTGCTCTTTTACTTTCCTTTTTAATTCAAAAGCAGCAATTGCTACGGTTTGCTGAATCTCGCGCTCCATCAAGCCAGCAATATCCTCGATCTTGATCTTGCGTGCCATCCTTAGACCCTCAAAATCAGTTCGTAGCTCAAAGGCGTGTTGTCTTGCTCGTAAGTGCGTACTCGAACCACTTGGTGCTCAGTGCCACCGATAGTTACCCGATCCTTTGTTTCTGGCACTGATGGCAAATCGATTGCCGCAACGGTCAAACGCTTGTCACCAGCTTGAATCAGCTCATTGACTTCACGCGTATTGACGTCTTCCAAAACTCCTTTGATTTCATGACTTTCAATCGTCGTCGAGAAGTCAGGAATCGTGCCTGAGGCGACGTCATAGTCACCAGCAGAAACGTAGCGAATCGTTACATCACCGCCAAGCTTGGCGGTGGATTTGCCGACTGCCTTCTGAAGCGCTTTGGCTAAAGACATCAGGCGATGTAGGCAAGAACGGTGCCAGACGTCAGCTTGACCTTGCTGATCACAAGCCCTTCAATGCAGCAATTTTTGCCCATAGGAAAGTTAGTAGCGTTACCGGTGGCCAGATTCTCGTCAATGCTCTCTGCAGTCAGCGTATGAACTACAGAGTCTTCTAACGCCAGCAGTTTCACAAACTTTGCGGTGTGCTCAGCTTGATTAGTGATGATCGTTGCTCTGGTCGGAGCATATCCAGATCCGTAACCCATGATCAGCTCCTGCGAATAGCAATGTTGCCTGGTCCGCTAATTCTAAGGCCCGTCAAGTACCTTTCAAACATTGGCGGCACACGGTCAGCACCAACTGCACCTGTCTTGTCAGGCGTCACCTCAATGCTGCCTACTTTGACGCTCTTGAAATCCTCAAGGCCACCAAGGCTTATGCCTTCGACGTTGTTGTGCAGGTAAACCGCAAGCTCAACCTGCGCACGTTTGACCTGATCTGGAATCTCAGTGTTTGTGTAGTAGTCCTCGGTCAAACGAAACGGAAAACCAGTCGTAAAACTTCTGACATAGGTGTCTGGTTTGCGAACTCCTTCACGCGGCCATTGCAAAGCCTGCGTGTCGTTAGTCCTTGCGCCTAAAAATCGTTCACGGTCAAGGCGCTGCGTTGCTGCTGCAAGCGCACGATGACGGCTATCAGTTGTGCCCGTTGTCCACTTCAGGACATCAGCGCTAGAGATCATTGCCTCTACCAGGGCATTCGCATCAGTCAGCGTTATGTAGCTGTTGGCGTTTGCGCCGCCCACTGTTGCGTCGATTGTTACTGCCATCGGCTTGCGCGGTAGATGTCGTTGAAGTCGGCTTTTGAGAAGCAGAGGCTGCCGCTTCCGCAGCAGCCTTGCGTTCTCTCATTCGCCGAAAAGCGAATAAACCCATCAGGACGCAGCAGCCTTGATGACAGCAAAGTTGATCACCACAACTTCGCCAGCAGTAGAGCCGACGTTTTCAAGGGTGACATTAAAGCTGCCGGCAGCAGTCGCGGAGACAAATGCTGCATAAAGACCGGTGCTAGCGCCTGATTTAACAGACAAAAGCACCACGTCAGTGGCTGCAACCGTGCTGTTGGTCACAGTAAAAGTGACATTTGCATCACCCGCCAAACTTGCGTTGTGGGTGGTGATTGCGCCAGCAGCGGAGTTGATGGTGACACCGGTGGACTTGTTGGTGCCTTGCGTGACAGCCGCGCCGGATGTGTATCCGACTGCGCTGCCAGCAGTAACTTCAAATAGAGATGGCATGGTTAGTTACCTCCGTCAGTCAAGATTAGAGGTCGTTGTGATCCGAACAATGCCGAGATTGTTCGTCTCATACACCTTGGTCCAGTTACCAACAGTGCTTAGTTGATCACGGTTAGGACCAGCAACTTCAGCAAAACGTGTGCCGATTGGGTGATACACATAATGAGCTGAAACAGCCATTACATTGCTCAAAGCCAAGATGTCACGGTCAGTTTCGGTCTGCAGGTTCAACTGCTCGCCGCTACCAATAGCGCCTGGCGTAAAGAGATACGCGGCATACTCAGTGGTAGCACCAGCACCAGCCGTTTGGACATCAGCCGAGACAATAACTCGGAGGCCCATAAACGTAGGCACACCAACTTGACCAAACGCATTAGCAGTAGAACCGCTATCAGCGTTGGCGTCTACTTGACCGTTTCCGTCGTAAACGAAATCAATCGCGCGACGCTCCATTAAGGAGTAGTAGACATTTGGGTGCAACACAATCGTGCTGAGCTTTTCTCCCTGATCACCCAGAAGAGATTTAGCTTTTACGATTTGACGAGGCCCAAGCTCGGTCGGCGTATCAGCAGTTGTGCCGTCAACAGCCAGAGATGCAAATGCAGCACCAGTGGTGTCGCCTACGGCGCCAAAGATGCCTGCGCAACAGGCCAGCAGATCTTTTTGCCGTTGGTGGGCAATGTAATCTGCCATCTTGTTGGCGATAGCAGCCTGTGGGTCACTACCCGCTGCTAAAGCTGCCAAATCGCGTGATTCAAAGCTACGACCTCTGTGAAGCACAGCAGCTCGTTGCTTATCAGCCGTAATCTTGCCAGGAGTCATTGAGGTGCTGTCAGTCAGCACTTCAAAGTCACCCTGCAGGTTTGCGGCGTAGAAAGGGACATTTACGAAATCTCCCCCTTCACTGAGCGTATTTAGCTCTGCCATGGGTTGCACCACACCAGAAGCCAGAAAGGCATCTCGTTGGGTAGTGGCCTGAATGACGTATGGCGTAAATACCTCAGGAATGATGATGTCAGAGCGAAGAGTCGCCATGACATAACCTCCTAAAAATGATGTTTACGGTGTGGGCGTAACCCAATCGGCTCGGCGTAGCTCTGCCTATGCTTCACATACTACCGGTTTGCAGCAGCTTTCAACCTGTCGTACATATCCCGATCTGTACGGAACAGTCGAGATTGCTCTGTGAGATTGAATGTTTCCTTGTTGAATGGATTTTTGGTTCCAGGTGGAATGTCTCCTGCAACGCTGCGACCAGTAGGCGCACCACTGCCTTGCGGCCTTGGTGCTTTCTGCATGTAGCTCGGCAAAGTCTTAGCCCACTCATTGATGGGCTTGCGCTCGTAGCCATTGACGACAACAACAGTGCCATCAGATTCACGTTCGATTTGATCTGGCTTCAACAGATCAGCTTTAAATACAATGCTGGGATCATGCACCACGTCAGCCAATGCTGTGTTCGCAGGTGCGATCAGCTCTAACTCACGGACGCGTGCTTCAAGCTCAGCAATGCGCTTATCTTTTTGAGCAGTTGCCTCGCGATACTGCTGCTCAAGCGCCTGACGAGCCTCAATGTACTTGCCTTCTGATTCAAGTTTGTTCTGCTCAGCCTGACGCTTGAACTCCTTGAGTTCGTTGTAATCATCTGGCACATCGCCGATCAGCTCATTTTTTTGCAGCTTGCCGATCAGCTCATAGTTTTTCTTCTCAAGCGCAGCAACACTCTTTTTCAGTGCATCTAGCTCAGAGTTGTTTTGAGCCTCTGGAGACGTAATCCCCTGACTTTGCTCTTCAGACATGAATAACCCGTAAGGTTGTTAACAGCCTCACTTTATCAGCTCCATTTTGTTTTGTTTGCCCAAAAAGCCGCACTCATTTTGCCTTTTGCAATGTTCTTGGCATGACGCGCCTTGAATGACGAGCGCTTGTCCTTGTCAGCCTGGGACTCTCCTTTGCGAGGCGGTTTTGTCTTAGCGCCTTGCTGGCCGAAGCGAATAAGCTTGACCCGATCACCTTCCTTAGCCAAAACAACGTGGCTTTTCTTCGGGTGACTTGGCGTGCGCTTTGGCTTGTTAAAGCCCGACAAGCCGTACCGCTCTAAGCGTGGGTCTTTCTTCTTAGCCATTACTTCTTCTTTTTTTTCTTTTTCAAAAGGTCGGCGTCAGCCTTACGGGCGCCGCCTTTGCCAGAAACAAAACTGTTCACACGTCCCATAGCCCACGCCTCCATGGACACGTTACGCGATCCACTCGACAGATAAGCACCTTGCCCACGCCGATAAACCTTGACCAGTTGGCCATAGGTAAATCGCGTGCCCTCGGCTTTATTTCTTAGAGCCTTTTCTGTTGCGGCGCTTAGTGGCTTTCTTTTTGGTGCCATCCTGCTTGGTCCTCGCTTTGGAAACAGCTTTGATGTCAATAAACTCGCCACGCTTGTAGGCGTCGGCAGTCCGTTTTATTTCACGCGCTTTGGCAGCACGATTTTTTGCGCCCGACAGGTACTTTTTAGGCAGACCAGTGGCCTTGTCTTTTGGTACGCGCCGCTGCTTCCTAGCCATTACTTTTTTTCTTCTTGGGCTTTTTCTTGCCCATGGGTTTTTTCTTCCCACCGTGTCCGTAGTGACCTGGCATAGCGAACTAAGAACGCTTCACATCAGGATAACGCCTCCGCAACTCTTGCAACGTAACCTCCGTACCATCAGCAGACACAAACTTCCTTATCGCTACCGACGGCCCGTACTTACGCGACAGCATGTTGAAGTACGGCACCTGCTTTACGCCAAGTACATCGGCCTTGACTTCCTTGCTTTGGTCAAACAGCCATTGACCATAGGTCTGGTCAGCAGGGACTAGACCACCAGAGCTACGACGCTTGCCAGGTTTTGGCGGCGGAATGCCAAGGCTTTTGTAATCAACGATCGGAACAGTCGTTGAACGGCAATTGAAGTGTTGCGGCGGTGTTGGCCCTTTGTTGTATTTGAACGTGCGACCGTCTAATGCACGACAGATAGCAGACGTTCTGCTGTCGAGTGTTGCGATATACCTGTAACGCTTAGTAATCTCTTGGTTCTGGCTGTAAACCGCTTGGCTTGCAGCATTAGCAACTTGATTAACGCTGGTGCGCACCATTGCCCTGATCTGGTTATTGGGCACAGCCGTCAGCTGACGACGTAAGCGCCTTGCAATCTTGTCCGATGACTCGCCAAGCAACAATCCGTTCTGTACCTCTTTGGTAAACACCTCGGCTTGCTTGCCAGCCAGACGCCTATACGACGCAGCAAGCGTTGCCCCATTCGGCAACGTTATTGTCGTGCCGTCACCGATTTCAAGCCTGAATGGTCTAGGCGTACCGGTGACAGCAGCGCCAAGATCATCGCTAAGCGTCACGACGTTGTAGGTCGTCGGATCAATAGTGGCTACAGCTTGCGCAAACTGCGGGCTGATCTGCACGCTTCGCACCTGCAAAAGCAAATCATCAGGCAACTCACCGTTCAGCACGTTGGTTACAAACTCAGTTTGCAGCTCTACTAAACCCTGCAGCTCTTCAACAGACACTGCTGTTGCTGAGTCAGCCCAACCCTCCAGCGATGTTTTTAGCTGCGTCAGAATCGCTTGTAGCCGTGCAGCTTGTGTAGCTGTCGGACCAACGTCAGAAGCAGCCAAACGTTGAACAGCATCCATAATGAAATTGTTATATGTGCGTACAATTCGACGCGCGACACCATTGCTAAATCGATTGAGGTCGATTGCATTTTTGTAAAGCTCCGCAGGTGTGCTCATGTGTCATAGATACCCAAATACCCAGGATCTTCTGCGCAAATTACGCAAACATTTGACCCAGAACGCAAGGCCATGCCTACAACCTCAGAAAACACAGCCAAAACATCTACTTCACGTTTCTCTATGCAAGTTTCACTGATGCAGCAAATACCTTTACTGTCAAACCATGAAACGCGGATGACAGCAAAATACTCACCGAGCAGCTCACTGCGCACGTAATACAGAAGCTGACTGCCTTGATTAAATGGTTCACCTCGGCGAAGCCTGTCAATCCAGTTCATCAGACTGCTCCGGCGCTGCTTCTGGCATTGTGCCTTCTTCTGCAGCTTGCTGCCTAGGCTCCGGCTGGTTCATTTCAATTAAACCGCCAGTCTGCGTGGCCTCAATCTCCTGCTCAACGTCGAAATCATCACCAAGCACCTCACCAGCTTCTAACTGCAACAGCAATGTCTCTTGTGTGATGGTGCCTGCGGTGTAAAGCTGCAGCAATGCTTGAATTTCTTGCGGCTCAAGCCTGGTGCCCATGAAATCACGGTTGACCAAACTGCTGCCAGCAGTGCGCTCCTGCATGTACTCAGCTTGAAAGCGCAAGCAGTTGTCAATCAGATCTTGCATCTGCTGAGCAACAACCATCATGGTGCTGTCACCTTGACTGCGGTCGATCCGCTTTGCCTCAGCCGTTTCAGCCGACAGCTTGCTGCCAAGAATGCTGGCCAAGCCCAAAGCGTTGATCTGTTCAGCAATACGATCTAGCTGTTTGAACTGAGCTTCGTAACTGTTGCCTGCTGGCTCAATGTATTTAGCATCACAGTCAGCGGGTGAAGGGAGCGCTAAAGCCTCGCCAGGGCCCGCACTAATTTCTTCTGCTGACTGAGGGAATCCAAAGATAGCCAACATCGGCACAGCTGAGATGTGCAGCTGATTTGATAAATCACTTTGGACTTGGTAGTGCTGCAAGTTTAGCTCTGCAATGTCTGCCAACGGTGGCAGTGACTGCAGCAAGCCGACACGATTGGAATAAGCAACGCTGAACGGAATCTCGCTAAGGCTTGTACTGCCCTCGTCTACAACTTCAAATTCACCCTGCTTGCTGCGTTGGTGGATTTCAAACGCACCAGGAGTCAATACTCTTATTTGCTCAACTTCTTTTTCGCCATATTCTCCTTCTGGCACGACGATACGTTCAGCCAAACGAAGCTGTGTTAGTTGCTGCTTCCCATCTTTTTGCTCGTACCGAAAACCAATGATATCGCGTGGCGAATACGTTACGAAATATGGACGACCATTTTCACCAGCTGCAGGCGCATCAACCAACACTCCAACGTGCCCATATCGAATGCACACCCTGGCTGTTTGAAACAACCACGTCTGCAAGTCATTGCCCTGCAAATCTGCGTCAAACAGTTGCTCACGAATAACGTCAGATACATCGTCAAGGCGCACAGGCTTACGCGTCAACATGCCTGCCAACATGCGCTCCAAACGAATGTAATACGGAGCCAAAACAGACCTGTTCAGTCGGTTCTCATATGAGAGGTCAGTCTCACGTGGCTCCTGCGGCAAGTACCTTCTGTGTTTCTTGCGCACGCCAAAAGTTCCCAGCAACAGCGCTTCTATCAGTTCCCAATGCGGTTCTTGATTAACCCAAGTGCTGTTTGGGCTATCTACCTGTGAAACGTTGCTAACGCGCTGTCTCGCTGAAAACCCTGAATACACAGCTAAATCCCGCCCGACGATGCTTGCAGTTTAGTAAAGCCTAATGCCAGTACCACGACCAGCACGCTCATGCAGTGGATTGTATTCGGCCAAGATCAAATAGCCTAAACCGTCTGTCCAGTGCTCAATGTTGGCGGTCTTGTCGATCACATAATCTTCAGCGCCTTCTTTAAAGGTCACGTTTTTGAGCGCTTTGATCGTGTGCTTGCAACGTGGGTGAACAAAAAGACGAATACTACCCTTAGCGCTTTTGATCATCATGTTCGTTGCATTGATCTTGTCTTTAACGGCCCAGGGTGCTTTTGGGCTTATGCAACCAAAGCCAAAACGCCTGATGATGTCGTGGTCAGTCCTGCCAGCAGACGACGTTTTGCGTGCAGAGCCTGTTGGGTCTGGGTAAGCGATGATTTTGCGATTTGGAAACCGCTGCTGAAGCATTGAACACACCTCATCAGTGTTTGACTGCTTGACTGCTAGTTCGTCCCAAATGTGCAGCGTGTCACCAACTCTGCTGCCCAAGACTCCCGCCATGATGCTGACGTTGAAGTCAGTGCCCCAATAGATAGGACCACCGGTATCAACGATGTCTTCTGAGATGTTCTGATCGCTAAAGCCTGGATAGACCCTGCCAGATAGCGTCTCGAAGCTGGCAAGGTACTCCTGACGGAATGTGCGCTCATCAAGCGTGTTGCGTGCCGCTTCAATCTCCTCAGCAGATACGTTGCCACCGTCAATCGTTGTGAACGAGAAAGTGTCCCAATCAGTCTGATCCTGCGCCTGCTCCCACAGATCATGAAACCAGTTCAGCCCAGCAGGTGTGGTGATGAACCATGCAGGACCATTTTGATCTGACAAGGCAGGACGCAGCACCATCTCCCACGCTGTCTGCTTGACGTAAGCGGCTTCATCTACAACAAGAGCTGACAGGCTCACACCGCGCAGGCTGTCTTCATTGTCAGCACCACGTAAGGCAATCTCACTGCCATTGATCAGTTCGATTGACAGATCAGTCTCATTTTTTTTGGCGATCATGCCTTCCGGCGTCATCGTCTTGAGTTGCCTCCATGCAATCTGCTTAGCCATCCGATAGTTGGCCGTGACGTACCAGCAGAGGCTGCCTGGCTTCTCCATAGCCCAGCAAATCAGACGAGTGATGCAAAGATAAGTTTTGCCAAAACGCCGACCAGAGCACAGCAACTTAAAACGATGGTCAGCATTCCAAACTTGCCGTTGCGGCTCTGTTAAGCCATCAGTTAGAGCCTGCACAATGTCTTCTGTGCGGTCGTCATCTACAGGCTCAGCAAAAGCGAGCAGTGATTCGTCTCTTGTAAGTCCAGCCAATAACGACATCAGATGTCGAACTGCAGGAGCTTGGCTTGAGTCTCAAGCGCTTTCATAGCGACCATCAGATTGTCGTTACGACCAGCGCGTTTTTCATATTGCACAAGCCGAGACACAGCAGAGGCCAGCCATTCTTCGCGTTTGATGTCTGAGTCTGCAGCGATCAGCTGCCTTGCGCGTGCCATGTATTCATCAGCTTGCCTGGGCTTGAGGCCCCATTCTTTCGCGGCGTATTGCACGATTTCAAAGCGCGAATGAGACTGCAACAACAACTGGTAGACAGTGTTTACGCGTTCTTCGATTTCTACGTTGGTTGACTTTTTTGCCATGCCCTGAAGTTAACAGGGGTTTTGCACAAGGGTAGCTCAGAAGCGTCGAGGTTGATGTGCTTTGCGCCAGTAGTCGGTCAAGCGGACAACCTTGTCTTCAACGAGGTGCATTGAGCTGACGGTTGCTTTGAAATCCCCGACCATGACTTGAACGCAACCATCTGGCAGGGTGCGGATCTTGGGATTGGGCGTAGGCAACTCTGAGGGCATTTTCGTAGCGCAGGAAAGCCTTGAGATCATTGTGGCGCTGGATAGCGCGAAGGGGATCGTCTTGAATCAACATGGCGAGAAAGGGGACTTACAGCAGAGCACGGAGATCACGCCATGACGCCTGCCCCTGCGAGGTTTAAAAGTCGTTTAACCAAGTGAACAAATCATGCGCCTGCATCTGTTTTGCAACAGGTGGCAGGTTTTTGATCGCATATTTGAGAAGCAAGTGTCCAGCCTCTTTCTTTGTGCAATGCCCGCTCAGGCGTTCTACCAATGCGATTTGTTCAGAGTCTGAGAGATAAGTGTCAATCCTGAGCAAACCCGGCATGTCACGCCCTTCGCTGTTGCAAGCAGCATCCAGATCAACGACAGTTTGGATGGAATTTTTTTGTTGGTCTTTACCGCGTAGGTCAAAAAGCGGTTGCTTTGCGTTGGCGCAAGCGTCTCCGAGATAATCGCCTTTGTCACCAGGACGAAGGCGATTCCGAACAGTAACCAGATCGCCTGGATCTAGGTTAATAATCCACTGCTGACCTGGAGCCAGGTTAGCCAAAACTGTTTCTCCTTCAAGGTGATGGCCTGGAGCAACATATAGAACAACAAGATGTGTCTTGTTACCAGCTGGCCTTGCAAAGGTGCAGTTGACAAAATCTGAAGCCATGGTGGTCATGATGAAGATGACGAAGGTGGTGGTGTTGTCGGGAGATAGATCAGCCCTGAAGTGCTGCCCTGCCTTTCCCTGCACCCAGGGTGTTGTATAGCTTTCAGCCTGCTATGGGGAAAAGTCAGGCATCAGGCTCCCCGACATGTGATTAATTGACTGGTTCCACGGTGTAGGTGAAACCAGCCTCAGTAGCCGCGTTTTTAAGGCTCTGTAGCTCGTCGTCGTCATAGGCCGGATCGGCCCATTGGAGTTCGTTGTTCAGGAAGGCTTGAACCTCCCATTTGGGTTGGATGTCACGACTGAGAACCATGAGGCTTTCGCGAGCTTCAAGTTCAGTTTGGTGACGCTCGAAGTAATCGAACAGGTCGAGCCAATTTTCGTGATAACCCATGAATCAGGTAGGATCTCTCCAATGCCAATCTGGCATACCAATGGCATACCGTCAACCCTCTGCCGCTAACGCGCAGATGACAGTACAGATGATCGGCTCAAGCTGGTGTCTGGGAATTCCGTTGTACTGGCGGCTGACAGCAGTGATGGCACGGTCGATTGAGTCACGGCCATTGCCAAGCGATGCGACGCGATGCGGATTGAGCACACGCTCACGAATCAACTCTTTACGAGACATGCCGTGGGCAGCAGCCTCCATGTTTAGTCTATTGCGCTCTTCAGGCGTAGCGTCAAATTCAATGCGGCTCACGTTGCTCATTAGAAGTCAAAGGGTTCAGATGTTGGGGTTGGTGACAGGTCTCGCGGGCTTGGGCCCGCTTCAACCTGCACAGACTTAGGTTGATCGCGCAGCAGGTTGCGGTGGTTTTTGCTGATGCTGCCTGGTGGTGGCGTGTCGAGATCTTCCAGGGTCCAATAGCCCTTGGCAATACCATCGCGCAGGGTCTTAATGGTGCTAGCGGTGTCCTGTAGCTGTTTCATCAGTAAGGGCGGCTGGCTTTGTATTCAGCGTCAGCCATCGGATGCAGGACAAACCTGCCAGGCATGACGCCTTCTACGGATGGGCAGTATGTGCAGTAGCGACCTAAGTGATCAAAGCGACCCATGCAATACGGAGCAGCAGGCCGCACGCGGCCATCCATTTGATTTAGGGCTGATTCCATGTCACCGGCACGAATGGCTTTGTAGTCAGGTGAAGCACCCTCTTTGCTTGAAATGGGCACCACTGCAAAGACAAAGTGCTCAGCGGCTTCGGGTTCAAACAGTTTCATCAGAGGAACATGGAGGACTTAGTGGACTGAGGCGTGTTGTCTTCGAGGTAGACGGCATAGCACTCATCACGGAGCCAACGGAAGCAGTCAGGCAACGGCGAAGCAAACTCGCCGAGACCTTGCCTTGACCTGATGTCTCTAATAGCACCGTCAATGGCACGCATAAGGTCATCAGGTTGTAGCTCGTCTGGAACAAGCTGTCCCCAAACCTCTACGGCCTTGGGTTTGGACTGACCGTTAGCGCGATGGTGGCAGCCTTGATACCGCTTCCAAAAGGCCTCGAACTCAGGGGTGCCCTTGGTCTTCTTAGCGCGTGGTTTACGGGCCTTTTCTACCTTAATTTCGTTTTTAACACCTTTATATATGTTTTTTTTGTGGTCAGGTTCTTGGGCAAAAGGCGGAACAGCCTCTGACTGGAGCGGAGGTAACTGCTGCTCTTGAAGAGCTTCGGACTCGCCTTCAGGTTGCTTTAGCGAAGGCTTATTACCTGTAAGAGGGCGAAGGTTACCTTGTTGTGGTCCCGCTCCGATACAGATCCGCGGGTAGCATAACGGGTCTGTCAACTCTTGTCTAGCTGATTCGATGAGATCCCTGATGACAGCTGACTTGTTGTGAAATGGCTTGACCTGTGAAATCAACCAAATGAGCTGTTCCTGGGTAATTCTGACGTTGATCTGTGGCACAAACGGTTGACGTTGCATCGCAAAGGTGCCACGTTTGCAACGCATACGCAACCCATTTGTGAGACAACTGCTAGATCCCGTTCCAGGACTGGAGTTTTACCCGTTGCAGCACAAATACAGGCTTGATGGGGAGTGGCTGCCATACAACGTCAGCACCGTGCTCTCATTCGACATGTCACCCTCTCAACGAGCTGCTATCGAGCGCACAAAGGATGGATCTGATGGATGGGCAGAAAGAGGCCGCATTATCCACCGCGTGCTGTGCGATGAGTTCCTGCTTGGCCAAGGATCGATCTACGACGAGAAATGGGCACCATGGATTGAACCGCTGCTAGACGAGCCGCTGTTTAAAGGCGTCGAGACCTTGGCAACCGAATACGCGGTTTGCGACAAGATCAAGCGGATTGGCGGCAGCCTGGATTTTTTGCTGCGGACTACAGATCCCAACGACAAGCGGGTGATTCTTGGCGACCTAAAGACCGTATCGAGTAAAAAGGGAGTCTCCAGCAGACGCCCAGCAACTGCCCAGCTCCAGGCTTACAGGAGCTTCCTTGCGGTACATCACCCTTTATTGGTGGTGACAGATCTGGTTACGGTGGTTTGCGGCCCTGATAGGACGCGGATCATCAACAGTGACCCTGAGGGTTGGGAGGAGTGGGAAAACGCTTGGGGACGTTTTGAAGCTACCCTCCCTGATTTTTAATGAAGTGCCCTGAGTGCGGATGCTCCTGGATTAGCGTCCTTGAATCACGTCACACAAGCGACAAAGCCATTAGCCGTCGCAGACAGTGCAAAGGCTGCGACCATGTTTGGGCCACTGCCGAGGTGCCCGTCCCGAAAGGTGAGTGGGGCTACAAGCCTGTTGAGCGATTTAATGGCAAATCAAAGCCTGAATTTGGCGTGCATCTAGGAATGCTTGAACGTCTGCAGTCTGCATGAACTGGTCTGAGATCCTACGCAAAGGAGGTGTGCCTGAACCCCCTGGCTATTTAGAGGCCGTAAATAAGGTTACTAGTAAACCCAAAAAAAAGAAGAAGAGTAAGAAAAAGCGTTGACACGGTATGCCAGTCACGGCATACTGCTGCACATGAGCCTTTACCCCTCTGCTCATGACTCCAAACAGCATTTACGACCGCAGCCCTGGGTTTTACGATCCAGAGCGGCGCAGCCCTAAGACCAACAGCATCGTTATTGCAATCTTTTGCTTTCTTCTCGGCGGTGCATTCTTCTACTCTTTGGATCAAACTTTGACCAATCTTACTCAGCGTGACTGCAACGCTGGTGTCCAAAAAGCCTGCGAATCTCTCAAATGAAGTACGTCCAAATCATTCTTGAACAAGAGCAGGCTGAAAAGCTTGCCAAGCTTTCAGAAGCCACTAAAGGAAACATGACTAGCGTTTCAATTGGTGGTGAGCACCTTGAGTTTCCGCAGCACAAGGCAAGCCCTACAGTTCTCGCCGCAAGTCTTCTTAAGAAAGCCATTGACCGCGCCTACGACCAACTCAACTAAAAATTTACCTAGCGTTACTTTTGCTGTTCTTGGGACGCCAGTTCCGCAAGGTTCTATGCGTGCTTACAAAAGCAGAGTCATTGCTAACAATGTAGAAACTCTCGCTAGTTGGCGTAGTGACGTTGCAGCTGCTGCGCATCGTCATAAGCCTGAAGGCTGGAACAATAAAGCCGCAGTATCACTTCGCTGTGAGTTCGTGTTCCCACGGCCTCTGTCTGACTACGGAACAGGCAGAAACGCAGGCAAGCTCAAACCTTCAGCACCGCTGCATCACACCAAAACCCCCGACATCGACAAGCTTTGTCGGGGTGTGGCAGATTCCATCGGTGACGCAGTTGCCCAAGTCTTGCTTAAAAACGATTCACAGATTGTCTCTCTTCACGCAACCAAGAGGTATCAAACAGATGACTTCCTCGGAGCCATCATCACCGTCACTGCCCTTTCCTAATCTTGGCGATGTCATCACCACCGATGACGTAAGCCAAAAGGGATCTGGCAGCTACAAAGCTGATTATGTGAACTGGTGCCGCACGATGCACCTGCTTCATGTTCATGCTCCTGGATGGCAATTCGCTTTAGCAACTGCTCCTGGTGGCGGCCATATTTGGAAAGCACCGAATGGCAGCGGCTACGTTGTTGGATACTTTATCAACAGCGAAGGAAAAACAACGCCGCACTTTCCTCAAGCTGTTATGGGCTACAAAAACGAGTCTGTTCTTTTTGAAAACATACATGCGCGTGACGTGACCGACACACACCGAAGATGTCTTTGCACTGCAGCTGCTGCACACTTTGGTCTTGCATGGCAGCTATGGGCACGCGAAGAGGTTGAAGACCCGATGCGACCAGAAAAGCCTCAAGCTGCTGCTGCGCCGACTGTTGCTGGTTTGCCACCAGAAAAGCAGCCAATTCCAAAAAAGCAATATGACGAGACAATCGGTGCTATAGAAGCGCTGTCAAATAATAACCGGCAAGCATTGTTCAAAGCATTTGTGAGCGAGTTCAAAATACCTAAAGGCACTAAAATAAGAGTAGCCATCAACAGAATGGAGCATATAACCTGGCTTGATTCTGTTTGGTCTGAATATGCCTGATGAAAAATCCCAAGCGGCCAAGCATGACGACAAACGTCGTGCTCAACACTTTCAAGTTCGGCTGGACAAACAGCTAGCCGAACAGCTGCAGCACTACGCTGACCAACGCCATCAAGGCGTGATCAATGCTGCGCTGCAAACCATCATCCTTAAGTTTTTCCTCGGAAAGTAATGCTCCAAATCACCGCTCACGGCAACCTTGGTAAAAACCCAGAACTCAAACAAACCAAGAACAACAGTCAAGTCGCCAACTTCAGCATCGCCGCTCGCAGTGGCAAAGATCAATCCACTTGGATCGATTGCTCAGTTTGGGGCAAACGAGCTTACACCGTAATGGAGTATTTCCACAAAGGTGATCAAGTAACCGTCTCTGGTTCAGGCAGGCTGCGCACGTTTAACAAAAAAGACGGTTCTCAAGGCTACAAACTCGAACTCGACGTTTCTGATTTTACGCTTCCTGCCAAGACTGGCAAATCAAAAGAGGTAGCCAAAGAAACTGAACTGGCTTGGAACGCTGCGCCGCTTGTGCCCGACAACGGCGAAATTCCCTTTTAAGCTTGTGGCAAACGAGAGACTAGGAGCGCAACGGCGCTCCTTTTTTATGAAACCAACCATCGAGCAGGTCGAAAAAAACGGGCTGCTTTTATGGGAGGTGAGCCACTGCGGTATGGTTCGCTACTTCAAATATGACTGGCAGGCTAGATATCACTTTGAACAGTGCGTCAGACTTTACAGGTCAAGGATTACAGGAAAACAAGGCTAGTCCCAAGTCGCAATCTTTGCGTCGAGTTCCCCTATGCGGCCGACAGCTTGACTAAGCAGCTTGCCCTGATGCCAGCTCTGCCGAACAAGACCAGCACAAAGCTGTTTCAAAACTTCTTCGTCTTGGCAATTGTTGACTTCTCTTACGCTGCGTTCAAGTTCAAGCTCTTCCTCAAGGCTCTGATCCACGACCATCCAGTCTGCCCAGCCCATTGGATTGCTCCAGGATGTATTTGCGCGAATGGTAAGCACTGTTTCAGTCATTAACAAGGATGACCCAGCCTGTGCTAGATCCTTCGGACTCCCAACGTGGCTTGAATGCCGCTTGCCTGATCTTGACGTTGCGGCCTAGATGCGGGTTAGACCAGCCGCCTTTTTCCATTTCCGGATAGCCGCGAGGATCTTGAAGTATCCAAAGGGGATCATCACTGTTCTTTTGTGAGTAGCCAGAGATGACCGCCCAATGGCCGCATCCCAAGCCACTGCACATAGGTGGCTCACCCAAAAGCATGTTTCCTGCGCTCAAGTAGCCCACAAGGACAGGCCTACCGTTTTCAATCTCAAGCTCAACCATGTCAGCATCGCCATCTTTGCGAAACTCAGCCTCTAAACCCAGGCTGCGCAACGCTGCCAGCTGAGCTTCTACCGACGTGGTGTCGCCAAATTGAGCACGGATCGCATTGTATTCATCATCCGTGCGAACCTTTTTGTAATACGCAGCCACCATGGCCGCCGCTGAGCTAAAACACTCCCGATAGCCTGTTCCGGTCTTGTTGTCGAGCTGCTTGAAGTAAGGCATGTAGACCTCTTGGTCATACCCGCTTGCCTTCCAAGCCTGGAACCACTCGGCGTCTTCCTCCAATAGTTCCGGCGGCATGGACTCCTCAAGCTGTTTAACAGCAGCCATGCGGTGGGGCGCATCTTTAGAAAAGCGTTCAAAGAAAGGCAGGAGAGATAACACGCCTAGCACCAACAGCAGCAGGGTTAGCTGGATGATGCCAGACACTATCTATTTTTCAATCCTTGTGTCAGGTAGTAGCAAAACCTTCAAATGGCTGACGGCAAGGTCGTCTAAATCGTTGTCGCTTTGCGCAACGATGCGCTCTAACATCGCCACGATTAGCTCTTTAAACGCCCGTGATCTCCAGGCGCTCATTAGCAGCGGTTTGAGAAGTAGAAGCATTGGGTTGACCTAGTTACCCTGTAACGGTAGCTCTGTTCTGCTATGGCCACCAACTCTGTAGATCAGCAAGAAAAGGAAGAGGACCAAGGCAGCTCTTGGCTAGGTGACGTTGTACGAGTCACGATCTTGCTTTGGTCAATGGGCATCTTGACCGCTAACTACCTTGGCATTTTTTCCCAAGCGGTAGACCCTACGTTTCCTGCATCACTTCTGACTGGTACAGCTGCGACCTATACGCCAGCATTGGGTAAATTGAACAAAAAGAAGAAGGACGAGAAAAACGTTAACGTAGACAATAAGGACACCAAAGCCGGAATCCAATGAAAAAGGCACTTCTGGCATTAGCCGCCAGCTTGCTTGCCGCTCCAGCGCAGGCAGACATCACACATAAAATTCAGTCAAGCGTTTCATTGTCGGTTGATGGCGCAGGATCAGTTGCAATCCGTCAACCAAGTTCCATGGCGGTGTCAGGATCGAACGTAACGCTTGGCACAGCGCCTACTCTAAGCGCCCTTACTTCCGGAACTGCTCTCGGTTACACTCCTGGCGCTTACAGCATTACCACTGCTGGTGATGCTTTTAGTTACAGCGAAAGCTATACAGAAGGAGATGATGTCCCAAGCGTTCTCTCAACAACAGTTACCGCTGGAGTGGTCCCAGCATTGCCAGTGTTCGGCAATACGACTACGACTTCTGGAGGGGTGCCGTCAAATTTGGCAGGCACGGTGGATTCAGGAGGCGCTATTACTGTCACGGCTGGGGGGCCAGGCACAACTGCGATTGGTCAAGTCATTCAAGAATTAACAATCAAATGATTCTGTTGCTGCTTTTGCTTGTTGTCGCACCAGCAGCAGCAGTGCCTGTAGTCCCAAATTTCAACCAGGGAGTTCTCTCCAGTACGACAACTACAAAAACAAAGGTGACCGAGGTGATTAACTCGTATGAGTACCGCACTGGCTACGAGTATTCAGTCAGTGGTACAAACATTAAGACTGACGCTGCTATCGCTCCAATGGGTCTGACGACAACGTCAAACACCATTCAAGGCATCACCAGTAAATGGACCAGCGTTGATGCTGCAACCAAGCCAACCTGGACAATCGTCAATGAAGGCGAAGCGTTTCAGATGGTAGAAACTTTGTCCGGCCCAGGTTTGGTAAACCATACGCTCATCAACCGTGACACCGACATTGAATCTATAACTGAGACGACAAGCACGTTTACGCAATGAAGCGAGTCATAGCAACGCTTCTGCTGCTCTCCGCTCCAGCACAAGCACAAGTGTCTAGTACTGCCGCTCCAGTTGCAAATAGTAGTGGCTCAGTGACCAACCAAGCTGTGCAAGTGGTGCCATCACGCACATTTAACTTTAATTATGCAGGTATATCTTGTCAGGGAGCGACTCTTCACATCAATCCTTTTCTAAGTACAACTACTAGCTGGGCACATCCCTATGAGAGCTACTACCAAGAACCGGTTTATGACACTCTCGATTTGGTTGGCGCGACAGATCCGGAGGGTAATGCCATCCCAGATGGCCAGCCCGATAATCCGGGCAATGTCCTTTACTATCGTCCAATTAGGACTGGTCAAAAAACTAATTACTCAATCAACGGCGGCATTACAGCCACGATTTCAGTACCGCTTGACCGCTCCCACGTCAAAAGCTGCAGGAAAGCAGCTGAGAAGCAGGTCGATTTGTTGGACGCCCAACTTGCTGACAAGCGACTTAACTACGAAATCGCAAGACTTAAGAACTGCGCTTCACTGATGAAAGAGGGCATCAGCTTTCATCCTGATTCGCCTTACGCGTCAATCTGCGCCGACGTGGTCTTGCAAAATCCGCCAGGCGTCATACCGCCTCACATCCACAAAATCACTTACGGAGAGAACGCTGAAACTTCATCCGATCAGCAACAGACTCAGGGCGAGGCTTCTTCCCAATCATCCCCTTGAGCTTTTTTATCGTTTTTTTGACAGTAGGTTTGATCAGCTTCAACACGTAGTCACCTAGCGGTTTAGCCACGATGGCTGATGTTGCAGCCGTTGCAGCAATAGCAGCAGTAGACAATGCCACAGGTGCAGGAGGCAGGTAGTTGTCGATGATCTTGTCGATCGGTAAGGGGTCATACATCGTGATGCACTGACCATCGACACGCTTATATCCAATGACAATGCCTGTCCCTTGCTTGCCTCTTACCCCAATAGGTAATGCATCCAGTGGCGGGCATGGCAATTCTTCGCTATCTAATGGGATGTCAGGAATGCCACGACCTGATGACAGAAGAGGGGCTGCCGGTTGGTTTGAGTCACTAGCCGGCTTTTCTTCTTTTTTTTCCTCTTTTTTCTCTACCTCTTCTTCTGGTGGTGGTGGAGGTTTTGCCGCTCCATACACCAACGTTCCAGGTGTGTAGTCAAGAGGCTTGTACGAAGGCATTTGACCACCGCACACCGTGATATTGCCTTTTGGATCGGTGTTATAGATTTCCTTGTCGCCTGCTGCTGAGTTCCTGGTCTCAACACAGCCAGGAATGTCAGCTATAGGAAAACCGATTTGTAGCGTTATAGGCGGTTCAACCGGAATACTTTGTGGAGGCATGGCACGCCAAGCCGGAATCTCTGGCACTTGCACCGCACTAATACCAATCTCAGGAATTTCTGGCATACAGGGTGACTTGTGCTATAAAAGGTATACCTCTCCTACAGTCTCCACAGCCCCCTGCTCCTACTCCGAAAGGCGTCCGTTCAGGCTTGTTGTGTACGCTGTAGGCCAGGACTTGAGAACCCCGTTCTAGGCGGGGTTTTCTTGTGTCAAGGAAACTTAATCGGCAAGCCAGTCTCTGTCGGTAGCTCTGGCATCGCTTCATCAATCTGACTAGGGATAGCCTCTGTCACCTCGTCAATCACACCACTGGTAGCTTCGTCCAAATAGTCTTGAACCATTCCTGGGACGCGAGCAAACGCAATGATTGTCGCTCCAACCAACGCTCCAGACATCAGAAACGCCAGCACTGATAAGACATTAAAAACCTTTTGCACTTGACCAAAACGCAGGTCACAGTCATATTAGTCGTGTCGTGTTCCAAGACAAAGTGGCTTGGACCCCTTAACAGGGTGAGGGATCAGAGAGTTAGCCAACTCCGGTAACGAAACACGATGCTTTTTTAAGCGGCCAATAGAGAACCTCGTCCTAGGCGGGGTTTTCTTGTAGGCATGAAAAAACCCCCTGGTGTGAGGAACAGGGGGTCAGCTCTGCGCTTTTAGGCTAGCTCACCAAGAGAATTTGGCGCCAGTTTTGAAATCAAGGCTCAGCTCATCGCCAGTGATGAAGGAAACCTCACCGTAGAGAGGACCATTGCTGATGCCAGCCTTGCCGCTGATCTCAACTTCTTGCTCACCAGAATCAGGCACCAGAAGGGCAGGCCCAGCCTGGATGTAAGCACCATTGTCAAAGTCAAAACCAACATGGCCTTCCAGGATGGCAGAGCCAACACCAGAATCCATGCCAGCGCCAACGTTCAACTCAGGATTCACGTAGAACTCGCCTGCGTAAGCAGGAGATGCCAGCACAGCTGCCATACCGGCGACACCAATGACACGTTTGATCATGGAAGAAAGGGGAAACGTTTCCGCTGCCTACATTAATGGCAGGTTCTGTAGTCCGGTTCTGATTAGTGTCCATAAAAAAACCTGCCGGTGTTACCCAGCAGGTTGTATGTGTCAATTTAGAAGCTGCCCCCGTCTAGCTCTATACCTGAAATTGTGCCGCCTGTAATCGCAACGCTGTTCGCTGCCTGAGTTGCCATTGAACCAAGGCCAAGGCTGGTGCGTGCAGTCGCTCCAGATTCAACAACGAATGTAGATCCGTTGCCGACAACGAAGTTGCCATCGCTATCGTCCAGAGCTGCAAAAGCTGCGAGCTGGGCTGAATAGGCTTGAACGTTTGAACCGATGCTGACACCGAGCGTCGCTCTGGCCGTAGATGCGTTTGCATCATCCAGCAGCGTCCGGGCAAACGACGTCAGGTCTGCGACTGCAGCGGTTCCAGAGCCCGTGAAATATGCAAGCTTATCAGCTGCAGATGTCAGGCCAGCAATCGCTGAGAGGTTGGAATTCGCGGCCTGGACGTTTGTGCCGATGGCCAAACCAAGCGTCGTTCGCTGTGCAGCAGCATCAGCGTCATCAAGCAATGCACGACCTGCAGCAGTCAGGTCAAACGTGGCTGCAGAACTGTTGGTATCAAAGAAAATACCTTTGTTTGCCGCTTGAGTCAGACCTGCAACATCATCCAAGATGGCGTTGTGAGCCTGAATATCAACGCCTGGCTCAAGATCTAGCGCTTGTTGTGCTCCTGATTTAGACGTAGCCCCCGTGCCACCGTCACTAACAGCCAGAGTTCCAGTAATGCCTGAAGCAGAAAGATCTAAAGCAATCTCACCGCCGCTAATGACAACACCAGAGTTGGCCTTTAGATCTGCAGAAAATGTCGTGCCATTCAGGTCTAAACCGTCGCCAGCAGTAAAGCTGCCTGAACCGCTGAACTGCGTGAATGAAAGGCTGTTTGTGCCAACAACAGCAGATCCACTGTCGCTAGTACATACGAAACCTTGGTCAGCTTGGGTAGACCCACTTTCTATGAATACGAAAACACCAGCAGCATTGACGCCAGCAGCTAAATCGTCTGTTCGCGCCCATGAACCTGACTTGGCCAGATACAAGCCGTTTTCAGATCCTGTGCTTTGATTTTTGACTAAAACTCTATCGTCAGCGCTAACAGTTACTCCATCTATGCTTTGCAACCCACTTAGCGTTATTGAAGCCGTAGTTGCAACTTTAACTGAATCTTTTACGTCAAGACCTTGTGCAACGGAATCGACGTAGCCCTTACTTGCGCCATCAGAATCTGCTGTTGGCGTTGCAAGACCTGTGATCTTTTGACTATTAAAGTCAACTGCACTGGTCGGTGCAGCCATCTCATCGAGACGGTTTGCTTG